CGGCCTCGGGGTGACGCCGAGTGCGTTGTCTGTGTCTGGCCGTTCTTTCGAGCTTGGATTCAAGGGAAACGGTATTGTATCAGTTGCCGATGGCACGGTATTCACCTCAAACGCATACTACGACGGTGCGTGGAAGTATGGCTATACTGATGCCGCCGCGTATTACGCCAACTCGGCTGGTAAACATCGCTGGTTCACCGCCCCCTCTGGCACCGCCGGGAACGCCATCTCGTTCACGCAGGCGATGACGCTGGATGAGTCGGGGAACTTGCAGATTGGCCGCACCACGTCATCTGGCTCGCCGTACAAGCTCGAACTCAACTCGGCATCAGATACGCGCTTCGCCTTGTCTGTTGGCGGGACGTTGACGGCGGGAATTGATGCTGGGTCGGGGATTGCTACGGTTGTGGCATACGGCGCATCGACGCCATTGGCATTTCAGACGAACAACGCCGAACGCGCCCGCATCACGGCGGGGGGCTACTTCAAGGCGTCGAATGATGGGACGTATGCCAATAGCACTGGCACGTTCCACGAGTTGCGTGGCAACGTGTCAGGCGACGTGATGCTGTTTATGGATAATACATCGGCCACCAATCCCTACGGGTTTACCACCCGTTTGACCGGCGCTTCGCCTGACAACAATACGCAGTACTTTGCGCTATTCTCGGATAGCACGACGAACCGATGCTTTATCTGGTCTGATGGTGACCTTGCCAATCACGACGGCGTCTACGGCACCATCTCGGACGAGCGACTCAAGCAGGACATCGTGGATGCGCCGAGCCAATGGGATGACCTGAAGGCCGTCCGGTTCCGCAAGTACCGGATGAAGACCGATGTGGCGGCTGACCCGAATGCGCCGGCGATGCTTGGTGTCGTGGCGCAGGAGATTGAGCAGGTCTCGCCGGGACTGGTGGACGAGCACCCGAACGAGGACGGCACGACCACCAAGACCGTCAAGTCATCCATCCTGCTGATGAAGGCGGCGGTTGCATTGCAGGAAGCGATGGCCCGTGTTGAATCCCTTGAGGCGCGTCTTGCCGCGCTGGAGAGCAAGTAATGACTGACACCACGATTACCTACGACTGGCAGGTGTCCCGCCTCGACTGCCTCCCCGCCGCCCCCGAGGGCACGGACTATGTCGTTACCGCCCACTGGCGGCTGGTCGGCACGGACGCCGAGTTTGCTGGCTCCGTCTACGGCACCTGCGGGTTCCCCGTCGTCGCTGGCGAGGCGTTCATCCCGTACGCCGACCTGACGCTCGACACCGTCCTCGGCTGGTGCTACGCCAACGGCGTGGACAAGGACAGCGCGGAGGCGGCGGTCGCCAAGCAGATTGCGGACGCCAAGCACCCGCCCATCGTCTCCCCGGCCCTGCCGTGGGCGTAAGCCGATCCCGTTCGTTCCCTCTCACCACACCCTGACAATGACCTACACCCTACCGGCAGAACTTGTCATCGGCATCCTGAACTACCTTCGGTCGCGTCCGTATGCGGAAGTCGCGCAGGGCGTTGAGGCGCTGGAACAGGCGCTGGCCGAGCAGACCAAGCCCGATATCGCCCCGGAGTAACTGATGGCACACCCGACCCGCGACAAGCTGTGGCACCTGACCGACGCGACCCTCGAGGTCCGCGCCGATGCTGACCTGCCGCCGGGGATCGCGGGCCGGGTCTCCGGGGTCGCGCTGACCTACGAGGTCGTCGACTCGTATAACACGATGTTCTCGCGCAAGTGCGCCAAGCGGTCCATCGACGGGCGGGTGGCCGCTCGGAAGGTGCCGCTCCTGATGGATCACGAGCGCACGTCGAAGGCGCACGTCGGGGTCGTCACCTCGATGACGGACGCTGGGGACGCGCTGGTGATGACCGCCGACGTCTTTGATACCGCCGAGGGGCGGGCCGCGATGGAATACGTCAAGGCCGTCCTCGCCTCAGGAGCCTCGACGGGGTTCTCCATCGGGTTCATCCCCCGCGCTTCGGAGATGGTGACCATCGATGGCAAGCCCGTCGAGCGGTTCACCGAGATTGAGCTCCGCGAGGTGTCGATTACCCCGATGCCTGCGGTGCCGGGAGCCGAGGTTGCCTCGGCTCGGAACGAAGCCCCTGTTGTTACCGAGGAGGTCGTCGCCGAGCGCACGGAGACCGACCTGCTCATGCTTGCCGCTCGCGTCGCTCTGGATGCGCTGTCCGAGAGCGATCGCCACGCGGTGCTGTCCCGCTACCAGCCCGAGACCCGCTCCGAGACGGCCACCGTGGTCACGCCTGTCGTGACACCGACGCCCTCCTCGACCGCGTCCACGGCCCGGTATGCGACGCTGGAGGAGCGCGCCACAGCGGTGCGTTCGACTTTTATCCCTTGTCAGTAAAGGAATCAACGACAATGAAGACCCCGCTGGTTAGCAAGAACCGCGCCGCGAACGAGCTTCGCGAGCAGGCCCACAAGCTTCGGGCCGACCTGATGGACCCGACCGCCACGTTCACGGCGGACGAGGTGGAGAAGCGCACGGCGGATATCCGCGCCCTCGAGATGCGCGCCGCCGCCGCCGCCGAGTTTACCGGCGACGCCGAGATCGCCCGTCAGGGTGGTGACGAAGGCCTCGTCCGTATGGATGCTGGGGCCGAGCGCGGCGAGTTCGCCGGGATGAAGGACGCGCAGGATGAGGTGCGGAAGGAGCTTGTGAAGGGCTTTAAGAGCGTCGGGGCGTTCATCCGCGCCGTCTCGAAGGGTCCGGCCAACGCGAAGGAGGCCGAGGCGCTCAAGCGTGTCGACCTGATGACCCGCACCATCACCGGCTCGACCAACGGCGGCGAGTACCTCCTCCCGCTGACGCAGGTGCCGGAAATCTTCTCGACCTCGAACGCCCAGCCGGGCCTGTTCCAGTACGCCCGCCGCTACAACGTGCCGGGTCGGTCGCTCCGCATCCCGTACCTCATTCAGGACGAGGGCACCACGACCCTCAACCGTCCGATGGCCGGTAAGATTGCCAACGTGACGATCGTCGGCGAGGGCGACACCAAGCCGACCCGCGAGCCGTCGTTCGGCCAGCGGCTCCTCACGATGTACAAGTACGCCGCCATCACGCAGTTCGGTGACGAGCTCCTCGGCGACGACTTCACCGGCGAGCTTCCGTCCGAGGTGACGGCGGCGGTCGGTGGGCAGATCATCAATAAGATCAACGAAGATATCACCATTGACGGCACGGGCTCGAGCCAGCCGCTCGGCGCGTTCAACACGAACAACGGGGCGCTCATCAAGGTGCCCCGCGCCTCGGCGACCGACTTCACCGCCGTGGATGCGTTCAAGATGTACGAGCGCCACACGCACGGCCCGAACTCGGTGTGGATGGTCTCGCGCCGCGTGCTTGCCAAGCTCTACGCGATGCAGACCACCAACAACACGATGGTGACCTTCCTCCCGAACCTTCGGGACAAGGCTCCGGCGACCCTCCTCGGGCTCCCGGTCATCGTGACGGACCTGCTCCCGACGCTCGGGACCGAGGGCGATGTGGCCCTCGTCAACGGCGACTTCTACGCGATGGGCCTCCGTCAGGCGCTCACGGTCGAGTCGTCGATCCACTACAGCTTCGTGCAGGACATCACGACCTACCGCTTCGTCGCTCGCGCCGGTGGCCTCCCGCTTCCGACCTCGACGTTCGCGTACAAGGTGAATGCCTCTGGCAACAAGGTCGACGAGCACTCGCCGTTCGTGGTGCTGGATGAGCCGGCGGCGTAAGCCAACGGTCACGGGTGAGGTCGTGGGGGGGACGCCCCCCACGGCTTCGTCCGACCTTGTCTCGGTGACGCTCATCGCCGTCTGTAAGATTGACGGGGTGCGGCATTATCCGGGCGAGGTGTTCGAGATATCCGCCGAACGGGCAACCGTGTGGCGACAGAAGGGTTTGATTGCTGATCCAGACCACCCGCCTGCGTCGGAGTTCGCGTGGCTCTCCCAACCGTAACGGACCTCAAGTCCTACCTCCGCATCGAGTCCAACGCGGAGAACACGCTCCTGACGGCCC